TACTCTTCTAAAGACAAAATAAGGTTTTCATATATTTTTTTTGCGTCTGTTTCGTTAAAAATCACATCTAACATTTTTATCGCTCCCTGATATCTACTTCAAATTTGAACAGCCCATCCATCGAATAATTAAATACCGAAACATCACTTATATTTATGCGCGGTTCATATACCCTGATTGTATCTTCAATTTCAGTCCTCAAAAGTGGCATGGCCGCGCCGCTTGGTTTATCTATAAGTTCGGCGGGTAATCCTCTAAGTCTATCAAGCGGGATTTCGCCGCGTATTATCGACATTAAATTTTTGGCGCATATAGCGGGTCTGCCGTTTCCTATGCTGATCATTTTAACCCCCCAGGTGTATTAAAGATGTTTGCGCTGCTCAACTGCGGTTGTTGTAAGACATTTTTTAATGGGTTTTCCGGCGTTTTGATGTTTTTTTCTTCTGGAATATATCCAAAAGGGAGAGTTGCCATAAAATTCCGAATGTCTGATGATTTAGTTTGTTCGATGATTGATACAACCCTATCAGGGAATTTGTTTAGATCCACGTATGGTCCAATTTGGCTTACTTTATCTTTTGCGGTCGGCTCCGGCTTAGTTTCCGGCGTCACCACGGTACTTCCCGCGTTTTCTCCGCTTGCCTCGCTCGCGCTTGTTTGATAAATCCGCGGCGGATCTTCGTTGTATGTCATGGAGAGCGTTGCCATAACCACCCGGCCTATATCGTCCAACAAAATATCGGTTACGGCGAATTTTATTAACTTTACTTTTGCGGGGCCGAAGCGTTTTTCGCCTATTATAAGCGGCCCCGTTTGACCGACAAGCGCTGACCATGAGTCAATCTCCGATCTTACATTTAAACCTGCTGCTGCGCTTATGGCCGTTGTTAAAGTAAGTTCTTGTGTCTTTTTCCCTAAAACTACACCGCTATCAATTTCAAGTTCGTATGAAGTGGCAAGCGCTTCAAGAGCCATTATCTTTTTTGGACTGACTTCCCATGTTTTGCCCCGCCATGTTGCAATTACCGCCAAAATCATAACCCCCTTAAAATAAAACCGGTATTATCGTCGAATAAAACATAAGCCACAATGTCACCAACGGCATACGCGTCATCAGCTTTTAGTATAGGCGTAAGCAAATCACCGCTTTTATACGGCTTTACCCTAACGCCGCCATCTGTTATTGATGTGACTATACCTTTTGAAATCATTAAACTGACACCCGCTTTGTAAAAAATATTTTCGTTTGCCTTTTTATATAGTCATGCCTAAGCTTATAGATGAACGCGTCGCCATCAAGCGGCCTTAATCCGGCTGTTTTGATATTTGTTACGCTCCCGGCGGCTAAGTCCGGTAAAAAAACACATCGCGCGCTACCGTATAAAATGCCGTTTTGTATTAAGTATTCATATTTGGCGTCGTTGTTTATAAAAATGCTCGCGCTTACCGGTCTATTAAGTAAATATTCTTTGTCATAAATGATAAATTGGTTATCATATACGATCAGCCTATGCCCCTCCGCCTTACATAAATCATAGATAAAATAAACGTCACTCTGGTTATTTTGAGCGACGTAGTCATGTAATTTATCTGGTATTTCATATTTTTTTACGCTATATCCGTATTTTTTTGCTATCTCGTCGATAAGCTGATGCATCCAAACGTTTTCCCACGACTTGAACCGCGCCTCATACATTTCATCGCATACGGACGACGCGGTAAGTACAAGCAAACCATTTTCAAAAACGGATTCTTGTACGTACATAGCGCCGGTTCTCGCATTACCGTCACTTACGGAAATTTTATCGCCCGTTTTTGGAAGCCATAAGCTTGTAGCCGGCACCCTATTGAATTTGATTTTTAACGTATCGGCTTCGCCATCCGCGTGCATTTCATGAATACAGGAATCTAACGAAAGCCTATCTGTAATATCCACATCGTTAAAAATGATATTCAAGCGCTTCACCTCCAAGGTGGGAGAGACGATACGGCGGGAACATTGTCGATGATTGGTAATTTTAGTTTTACCCCGGCGTCAAAGACAAGTACATGCGCGTAACTAAAATTTGCCCTCATTATTTCGGACGCCATTTTTTCATCGCCATATAAGTAAAGCGCCAAAATATCAAAGGTGTCGCCGCTTACTGTCATATAATCAAGAAACCCCAGCTGCATATCTTGCCTTCTTTCTTTTTCTCTTTAACGATTCAAGATAATCGAGAAATTCATTTTCTTCATCTTTTAATTTATCAATTATTTCATCCGTATTTGCGTTACCGTGAACCTCTATATGCGGCGCAAATTGTATACCTCCGATATCATATACAACGCCGCCGCTATTATTTGTCAGTGACGTAAGTGTGTCGGAATCCGAAACGCCTAGCATTTCGCCCGCTTGCGCCCAGTAATTTAGATTTTGTTTCCTTACTGACGGGTCAAAAGATATTACCGCTTCCGTCCCGGCTTCGCCTGCTATTGATATGCCATCGGTAAAACCACCTTTTGCAAGTCTCGGAATAAGCGGGATATCAATGCCCATTCCGCCTACAACCGGAACCCAATCCGGAATTTTAAGCAGGTTTAAACCACTGATAAAAAGATTAATTCCGTCGATAATCCAATTTAACGGAATTTTAAAAACATTACCTAGAAAATTGGCGACCATCGCAAAAAAATCCATTATCGCCTGTCCGCCGGTTTTCAGCGCGCCCACAACTGTATCCCAATTTTGAATAAGTAAAACCAAAACCGTTATTAACGCAATAATCGCAGCGAGGGGGCCGATTGTCATTGCAGCGCCCAGCAATTTTGTCACTATAGTAGCAACAATCATTTGTACTTTATACGCTATAAGCAATCCGATAATAACCGCAAAAGCCACACCAATTATTTTTAACGCGAGTTCGGATTTTGATATCCATCCAACAAAAGCGGCTATTTTTGATATAACGCCTTTTAATAGCCCCACCGCTGCGGGTATAACTTTTGAAGTGATAAAGATAACCACCGGCATTAACTCTTCTAAAATCGCCTGTACGCTTGGTAAAATATCATTGAGAGAATTAAAAACATTATTTGCTACCGGCTTTAATGCTACCTGCATTTGTTGTTTAAGTACCTGCCATTTTTCGCTGTAGTTGTCGGTATCCTCGGCGGCTTTTTGCAATGTTTCGTTACTTAATTCTAACGATTTAGTTAATTCCGTAACGTTAAATGTGCCTTTTCGTACCGCTTTTGCGATGGCAACGCCGCCTTTTGCGCCAAAAACCTGTGTGGCTATGTTGATAGCCTCTGTTTCTGACCGCGCTGATGCAATCTGGTTTTGATACTTTTCCAGCCCATCGGCGGCGCTTAAACCCTCTTTAGCAAGCTGTACAACGCTCTTTTTCATAGCGGCCAAAGCTTCATCAGTGTTAACGCCTTCTTTTTCCATTTGACCGATCAAAGTCGCCGCCGTTTCAAAGCTATAGCCCATACTTTGAAGTTGGGGCCCGAATTTTTGCATTTTACTAAAAAGGTCAGTAAAACCGATGCCCGTTGACTGTGATACTTTGAAAACATAGTCCATAGTCCCGCTCATGCGGTCGGCTTCGATATCCCACTGTTTAAAAGCGCCAGCGGATTCTTCGATTACACCAGATAAATCATCGCCCAAAAATCCACTCGCGAGTATGGCGTTTTTACTTAGTTCTTGCAAGTTTGTCCCCGATATGTCCAAGCGCCGATTATAGCCCGCAATCGCTTTTGAAACGTCTTCCATCGTCGTCGGAACGCTTTTATATACCTCGTCAAAATCCCGATTAAGCGCGGCTAAGGCTTTGCCGGTCGCGCCTGTGCCTATCCTGATTGAATCGGACGCCTTGTCAAACGATTCCCCCAGCTTTTTAAAGGCTTTAACCGCAGAGATAGCCGCGACACCAACCGCCGCGGCTACCGCAAGAGCTTTAATATTTATTTTATCTAAATGGCTCGTCGCGCCTTTAACGGCTTTCCCTAACGACGGGTCAATATTGCCCGCTACGCTAACAACGGTTTGAAGTATCTTGCTTTTTGCCAACGGCTCACCTCCTCTTACGGTATCGTGGAATTTTAGGCGTATTTTGTTTTAGGCGTTTTTGTTCTTCTTTCGCGTCTTCGCAAGCCTCTGCGTAATCTTTTAGAAAATCAATTAACGGTTTTTTTTCAATTTCTGTGATTGATGTATAGTACGCTTTGGCGTAGCTTCTTATGGCTCGTTTGAGGGTTCGTCCGGTAATTGTTCCTCCGAGCTGCTTATAATAAAATTTCGACCTGCTTTCATGACCTCCATGACATCGCGGCCTTTTATACGTTCTAAATCCGAATAGTCAATATCCGGATTTATGGCGATAATCGCCGCAAAGCCAAGATAAAGATGAAGCCCATAATCTATTTCAGCAGCCCCGGCCATATTGCCGTTTTTTCCGGCTTTGGCTTTTTTAGATTCAGCTTCTACAAAAGCGGCCGACGATATTTCATCTAAATCATATGTAAGTTCACTTACGGTTTTACTGTTTATTTGTAACGGATGTATAAGTTTTAATTTTTCGACCATATTGCCTCCTATAAAAGCCCGTTAAAATCTTTAAAGTAGTCCACGCCTTCAATCCTTAGCACTTGGCTAAGCCTATCTATAAGCCAAAGTTCAACCCCGTTTGCAATAAGCTGGAACCGGGACACTTCGATAGTTATTTCATTTTCAGATATTGACCCCGGCTCTAAGCTAAGCCCCGGGATTACTTTGGGTATGCCGCGGACAAACGCTTTACACCCAACCGTCGAAACAATTCCATCTGCTGTTACTGAATCTTGAACCCACCGAAATTCATAATCGTTATTTTTAAATCGGACAAGCTTCGCAAGGCCTAAATCAATTCCGACCTTTGTAATCGTTGCTTCCATCGATTCAAATTGGCCGTTTACAGGTAAAGACATAGTCCCCATGGCTTTGTAATCTGCTGTTATCGGTGTTATCGCCGGAAGTGTCACAGCCGCATCCCTTGCGGCTAAAACTCCGCCGACATAGACGGAATCAGCCACTATTGGCCCATTAAGATCAACCCATTTAGACATTATGCCGCGCCCCCTTCATAATAGATTTGAAATCCGTTGTCGGTATATGCCACATATACAATGGCGGCTTTAAGCGGCGGCGTCGGCGTAACGGGTATGTCCCATCTGAAAACGCCGTTCATTAGGTTTTCAGCCGGATTTTCACTTTCAAGAAAGACTATTTTTGGCGACCCGATAAGCGCACCTATTGCGACAAGCGCGTCAAGCTTCTCTTGCTCCCTGTTTATAATCCTATCCCTGATTTGCCTATCCATAGGCCGTCCGATTATCAAGCCCCATTCACGTTGAAAACTGTTTGTTATATACATAAGCATCCGCATCGAAACATCGAAGACTGCCCTAGGGTCAACATCATCGCCGAAGTTGTATGCCGCTGTATGGTCGCCCCATATAACCCATTTACCTGCCCATGATACCGCCGTTGTTATACCGTATGCTGTCAAGGCGTTGGCTTCTTGCTGGTCGTAACCTCTGCTGTCACCGTTACCAAAATAAAGACGGACAATCGGAATTGCTTTATTACCCGGCGTTTCCATCGGAACGGATCCGTGAGAGTAGTCTATCCTTAGCATTTCGACTGCCGTTAGCGTGCTAAGGTGAAAAACCCGACCCGAAATATCAATCGCTTGCGGCCAGCAAACCTTTGAACGTTCGCTACTATATCCGTGAGCAGTTTTCCATGTCTTGGCTTTTTCGATTGTATCTGTTGCCCCGGCTATAGGGATATCAGCCAAAACAAAAGCGTCCCAATGCCCATTAATATCATAGCTTTCTGAAACAAGTGCTTTATAAACTTCCGGTTTTTCGCTCCATCCAGGCGCGGCTAAAATGTTCGGGACTGCGTTAAAGTTTTGATTTAAGTATTTAACGCTATTTATGCCCGCGATAATTTCTGTTGTCGTAATAGCCGTAGTATCGACCTCATAAAACGCCACTGTTTGAGCGCCTGTTATCGGCGCGTCTGTTTTAAGCGATTGGATAACGACACTACC